ATTCAGATACATTCACATTTACGGTTAAAGGTGGTAAGGCTGAAATTATCTTAGGATATTCTTCAATCAACTCAAACCGAATTTCAATTGCAGTAGAAGCAACTGCTAAAGAAGATATTGAACCAATTGCATTTTCTGCAAAGTATTTGAAAGCTATCTTAATGGCTAACAAAGGTTCTAAATCATCTTCATTGAAAATCTCATCTAAGGGATTATCGCACGTAGCATTCGTTGATGGTGACTACACTTCAAATTACTATTTAGTAGAAATTAAGTAATATGGCAAACCAACATTATAAATTAATAAGTGAACCTGTATTTGAAATAGATGGTAAGTTATATCAAACTGAAACATGGAATTTGAATTTGGAAAAATTTCTTATTGAAAATGCTGGTAAGGAGATATACATTTATGTACCATCAATAGAAACTAATCAAATTAGAGCAATCGTAAAATAATATAATATGAGCTTTTGGGATACTGAACCACAAAAACCTGTCTTTGACTTTGAATCTGAAAAATCAAAGTTAATAGAAAATATGGATTACCTTATGACAATGTCTGTACAAGAACAAACTTTGTATAAGAAGTGGGTAGAATTGCAAGAACCTACAATGATTCAAGCAAAAGCCCAAATAGCATCTTATTATGATTCTCAATGGAAACCAACTGATATCAACAATAAGGAGCTAACGATAAAAGAAATTGAATCGTTAGACCCTTACGTTGAGATTGTGGATGACCCAAAAGAATCTACTAAATGGGCAGCAGTAAGACGTATGATTCACACAATGGATTTTACAGCAAACCCTGGCCGTAATGTGAAGATTAATGTAAAGGATAGAGTGAGTGGAAAACTATTAGGACAAATTTCATTAGCATCCGATGTAACCGCTATGGGAGTTAGAGATAACTTCATTGGTTGGACTAAAGATAATAAGTTTGTTGATGGTAAGTTAAACAACACTACTATTGCTTCTACTATTGTATGTACTCAACCATTAGGTTATAACTTTTTAGGTGGTAAATTAATCGCTATGATGACTACTGTACCTGAAGTTAGAAACTATTGGAAAGAGAAGTATAAGAATATATTGATTGCAGTAGGTACAACATCTTTATATGGTATTCACTCTCAATATAATGGTATCCCCTTATTCAAAACTTTAGGTGAATCGGCTGGTAAGATTAGTTTGAAGCCGGATGATAAATTCTATGACCCGTGGCATCAATGGATTAAAGAAAATCATGCAGAATGGTATTCCGAAAACATTACCGAAGAAAGAGCCCGTAATGGAGCTAATATGGGTTATGAAAGAAACGGACCTGTTAGTGGTATCAAACAAAAGATATTAGGTAAGATATTCAAAGAGTGTGGTATTAAGGCAACTGAATATCATCACGGATTTAAAAGAGGTGTGTACTTAGCTATGATGTATGAGAATGGAAATGAATTTCTTCGTAACGAAATTACCGAAGATAAATTAATCATCAAAGATAAGTTTAAGCAAGGTACTGAATACATTAACAAATGGTGGAAGAAACATGCAATCAGTAGATATACAAAACTACACGATGAAGGAAGAATTAAACCCGAACACTTATTCTATATAGATGCTATTGGAATTAGTTGGGAAGAAATGAAAGCTAAATACCTATCAGAAGTAGGGAGATAAAAATAAAAAGAAAAATTATGGCAAAGGCTAAAAAAACAAAAGAAGAAAAATTAGAACCAATTGGTGAAATAAAAATGACACCACCTGAAAAGTTAGAACAATGTGAATGGGTATTTCAGTTTGATGAAGATGAACCACAAATCTTTGCTTGGACTAGTGAAGATATGACAGATGAAGACCCAACAGTTACATTTACGGTTAGTAACACAAAAGATGCTTACATCTCGTTTACAAACAGAGAAACTGGTAAGAAATTTAAATTATTTGCTAGAGAACTTTCCAAAGAAGGTAAAGAAATGAGAGAGTTTCAAACAAAGCAAGCTGAATTAGTAAAACAAAATTTAGAAAATGAAAGTACGAATAAAGAAGCTTAATGAAAATGCAGTAATCCCATCATATGCAAAAGATGGAGATGCTGGAATGGATTTAGTTATTACATCTATCATTGCTAGAAGTGAGGGAGATATTACTTATGGATTTGGTATTGCACTTGAAATTCCTTATGGATTTGTAGGATTAGTATTCCCTCGTTCATCTATTAGAAAAACTGATTTAATTTTATCAAATTCAGTTGGTGTAATTGATAGTGGATATAGAGGTGAATTACAAGCTACCTTTAAAACAACTGGATTTAGGCCTAAATATGAAGTTGGTGATAGAGGTGCACAAATTATGATTATTCCACATCCTCCAATTGAGTTTGATGAAGTAGCTGAGTTATCGGATACTGAAAGGGGTGATGGTGGATTTGGTTCAACTGGAAAATAAAAAATAAAATATGTTTATAGAACAATCGGAAGAAAAAGTAAATAATAATTTGTGGGTAGAGAAGTATCGCCCAACAAAGCTTGTTGATTATGTAGGTAATGAACATCTAAAATCAAAAGTAGAAGGTTACTTAGAAACAGGCGAAATTCCACATTTACTTTTGTACGGAAAAGCCGGTACTGGTAAAACTACATTAGCAAAGTTAATTATAAAATCAATTGAATGTGATTATATGATTATCAATGCATCTTCGGAGAACAATGTGGATACCGTAAGAAACAAAGTAACTAACTTTGCATCTTCAATGGGATTCAAACCATTTAAGATTATTATATTGGATGAGTTTGATTATATGACTCACAACGCACAAGCTATCTTAAGAAACTTAATGGAAACATTTTCAGCACATTGCCGTTTCATATTAACTTGTAACTATGTTGAGAAAGTAATTGACCCGATTCAAAGTAGATGTCAATCATTTCAAATCGTACCTCCAACTAAAAAAGATGTTGCTATGCAAATTAGTAAAATCTTAAAGAATGAGGAGATTGAATTTGAAGTTAAGGATTTAGTTCCAATCATTGACGCATCGTATCCTGATATTCGTAAGATTATTAATACTTGCCAATTGAACTCAATCAAAGGTAAGTTGAAAGTAGATGTACAAAATCTATTAGAGAATGATTACCGAAATAAAATTATTGACATCCTATCTTCAAACGATGATAAGAGAAATAAGTATATGAAAGTAAGACAAGCTCTTATTGATTCTAAAGTTACTGATTTTACCGATTTATATACAATGTTATATGATAAGGTAGATGAGTATGGTGGAGAGAACACAGCTAACATCATTCTTTTATTAGGAGATGGTGTGAGTAAATCAGCAGTAGCAATTGATAAAGAAATTATCGCAGCAGCTACATTAATTCAAATTTTAAATATTATATAATGGCTAACATTTTAGGAGCAGGTGGACAGCCAATAGCACCACAAGAAGAAAAACCAATTCCATTGGAAAAAACAACTCCAATTGCATGTAAGAAATGTGGTGGTGAAATTTTCGTACAAGGATTTGGATTCCGTAAGATTTCAAAACTATTATCAGGCAAACCAAAAGATGAAGTACTTCCAGTAGAGTTATTCCTTTGCGGAGATTGTGGTGAAGTACTTAATGAATTATTACCTCCGGGTTTAAAAGTAGAAGAAGAAGCATAATATGGCTAAAACATTATTCGACCATCTAAACGCAATTACGGATAAGAAAGACCCAAAGTATTGGGACACACTTGATGAAAGTGATAAAAAGACATGGAGTAACTATATGATACTCCGTTTTCTTTCTATGAAACCCGAATGGATAGAATTGATTGCAGATATACAACCTTACATACAGGAGGCACCTCCTAAAGCGATGTATTTATGTTTGATAGGATTAATTCCAAAGACAAGAGCATTTTTAAAATATATGAAACCAGCTTCATCTGAAAAATATGAAGATTGGATTATTGAATTGGTAGCAAGACAATACGAAGTATCTTTAACTGAAGCAGAGGATTATCTTAAAATCCTTTACGAAACCACCAGCGGTAAGATGCATATTAAGGAAATTGCAGAGAATTATGGTACTGACCCAAAGCAAATAACTAAGTTAAAACTAAAAGTTTAATTTGGTAAACTCGGGTATTTTTCGTATCTTTATACAATAAAACAACATAATGGCTAAAGTATCATTTTCACAATATAGTATGTGGAGTTCATG